GTGTTCCTCGGTCGTTCACAAGCGTTCACAAGGAAGCATGGTATCAGGCATGGTATTGGACCTGCCGAAGCATGGTATCGGCGCATGTTGAACGACGCGAAGATCAAGGCCGCGAAGAAGCAGGAGAAGCCCTACAAGCTAGGGGATTCGAACCAGCTTTATCTCCAGGTGCAGCCGACGGGCGCAAAGCTCTGGCGCATGAACTATTGCCACCGCGAAACTCCGGCTGGCCCGCTGAAGCAGAAGACGCTCGCCCTCGGGGCCTATCCCGCCGTCACGCTTCTCGAAGCGCGCCGCCAGCGAGACGAGGCGAAGGAACTGCTCAGGCAGGGCATCGACCCAGGAGCGAAGCGGAAGATCGACGTGCTTACGACGTCGGCGCAGATGGCGAACACGTTCGAAGCCGTCGCCCGCAGCTGGTGGGGCAAGCAGCGCAAGCGCTGGTCGCCGGTTCACGCCGACGACGTCCTCTCAAGCCTTGTCGACAACGTTTTTCCCGCGATCGGCGCGCTGCCGATCTCGACGATCAAGGCTCCGAAATTGCTTGAGGTGCTGTCGACCGTCGAGAACCGCGGCGCGATCGAAACCGCCCATAGGATTCGTGCCCGCATCTCGTCGATCTTCGTCTTCGCGATAGCGTCGGGCCTTGCCGAGCAGGATCCGGCCGCCAGCCTGGGCAAGGCGCTGCAGCCGAAACCGCGCGCTACGAAGCAGCCGGCTATCACTACGCTGCCAGCGCTCCGGCAAATGCTGGTCGACTGCGAGGCCGAGCGATGCCGTGCCAGCACGAAGTTGGCACTGCGCTTCATTGCACTCACCGCTGTCCGGCCGGGCGAACTTCGCGGCGCACGTTGGGCAGAGTTCGAGGACTTGGAGGGCGAATACCCCCTGTGGCGCATCCCCGCGGAGCGCATGAAGGGCGATGACGAGCGCAAAGCCGAGGAGGGCGGGGACCACTTGGTACCGCTGGCGCCGCAATCGGTCGCAATCCTCAACGTGCTGCAGAGGCTTTCTGGCGACCTTGATCTCGTCTTTCCGAGCGAGCGGCACCCACACCGGCCAATCTCCGAAAATACGCTGCGCGCACTGCTTATCAGAGCAGGCTATCACCAGCGCCATGTTCCGCACGGCTTCCGCGCTGGCTTCTCCACGATCATGAACGAGCGTGCGGAGCGGCTGTGGCGCGAGAGCGGCGCGGCTGGTCACTCGCCCGACCGTGCCATCATCGATCTGATGTTGGCACACGTCCCGAAGGACAAGGTCGAAGGCGCCTATAATCGCGCGGCCTACATGCCTCGCCGGCGCGAATTGGCTTGTGAGTGGGCCGATATGCTGGTCGGGGATTTCTGGCCGCCCGAGGTCCACCTCGGGCAGCCGATCAGATACGCGGCGACGGGGCCAGGGCGCTAGTCGGGGTTGGCGGCGAACTCAGCCGCAACCCGCTTGAAGAATGTGGATTTATTGAAGCTCAGCTTTGCATTGAGCGGCATTTCCGCAGCAACGCGAAACACTGCCTCACTTGTTTCTGCTTCGCCGGCGACGCTCGGTTCTGACCGAATGTATGGTGCCGCTTCCGGCAATTGGAGCATCTCATTCATCGCCATTATCCGAAGAAGGAGAGGTTGAAGTTTCCCCTTTGGAAACTGGTCTCTGATCGCGATTGCCGCACGGTTGATTGGGGTATCAGTAAGCTCTACCCACCGCGCGCTGCCGTCCTCGTCTGCGATGGCTACACCCATTCCGGACACCCCGGAGCGGGGGACTTGATTGATGGCCGCACGCCCCCCTAGGTCATACGCAAAGACCAACTCTTCGAAAGTGACAGCCTCAATTTTTGGCAGTTTAGACTTCACGATTCGGACAGCTTTTTTGCGTCGTTAGCCATCGCGTCTTTGATAAGATCCGGCCAGTTTTCTAAAGCATCAGCGAGGCAGTGCCGCTCGTTCGGGAACTTCTCGTAAAGGTCCCATAACAGGCCGGTGACCGCATGCTTTAAAATGCCCTCGCGGATGAAGCTGCTGTCGGAAAACGTCAGAAGGGTGTCAGCAAACTCCTCCGTCAACCGATCAATTTCGACACTCGGGTCTGTCCTGGCATCGCTCACTTTGCTTCCCCCTCAACCTTCTTCGCAGCGCTTGCCTTAAGACGCTCATATTTCTCGACAGCCGCCTTTGTCATGTACTTCATCCAGCTGTGCAAATCGTCGTATGCAGCATCGACCGCATGGACCTTTCCAGTTGGCTCGAGAATGGCGTGATCTGCGTCCATGGTCGTGAAGTTATAATCGATCACAACCGGCTCAAGCCCGCCTTGGACATCGACGCGCCAGCCTAGAACTGGTTCGTCCGACGACCACGGCGCTTCGCCTGGCTCTGACGGGTCGAAGCAAAAGGTAAGAAGGCGATAACCAGGTTGCGCCGGAATCACCGGCTGAGATGCTCGCACAATTCGATCGATGGTATAGTCATCCACGATCATGGCTCGATCAGGATCGCGCTTGAAATATATACGAGCCTCGATCTCGTCTCCGCCTCGCGTTTTTGAGGACTTGGCCATGCGGTCAATGGCTTCTGTCGGATAGAATTGGTTCCGACCATTGTCGAAGAATGGCATTCCCAAACTCCTGCTTGCTTAAGCGTCAGCGCTCCCGACGCGGTCCATACACGTCGCTGACTTCCCGCTCGCAATAGCTTGGTTGCGTTCCAGCCTCAGCGATCTTGGAGAGGCGCCGAGGATGCGGCTCAATAAGCCGAGACGAAATATTGAAGTATGGGTACGTCCCCGAAATAGCTGGGTGCATTGCCGCAGCGACGTCAACGTCGGAGGCACTGACATATCGGCCGGCCCACCGCTCGATGATATGCTTTATGGAGAAGGTGGTGCGCTTGTTCGCGCTGGCGGTCTTGGTCTGGGCGTCGAGCCATTCGTAAGCAATGCGAATGCAGTCGGGGTGCTCATGGTGAGGGGCCTCCCGCGAGCTATATCGAGTCGTCTTCTTACCCTGTTCAATTTGCTCGTCGGTCAACACCCGTTGATACTCCTTTGTGATTCTCGCCAAGCCTGCACTTCACTCTCGCTCCAGCGACTTGCATAGCCCCCCGGCTTGTACGGCTGGGGAAACCTCTGTTGACGCATCAGGCGATAGATCATTGTCTTGCCGATGCCGGTGATGGCGATCACCTGGCTGAGGCGGAGAAGCCGGTCTGCCCTAGGCTCTTCCGCTAAGGAATGTTCTGAGTCGGTCACTTACCCTCCTCGTTATCCGCGCTGTCCGGCGGTGAAGGCAGCGGCTGCCAATGGGTGGGAGTATCCCAGATCGTGTGAGAATCCCGATCCCACCAGCGGCCTTCACTGAAGGAAACGACCTCGATGCTTTGCCATACGGGGCACCAAGCCAAGACGTATTCATCTGTTGGCACAGTCTCTGCAGCCTGCCACGTTGCGAGTGCGGTCATTCGCTCGTCACCACTTGCTTTAGCGAGAGCGGCTTTTGTGGCCGTCAATGCACGCTCATAGGCCAGCATGAAGTCCACCGTTTCGGGGTCTGCATCCTGATCGTAGGCAATCCATAACTTCAGCGCTGCAAGCATTTCAGTGGGAGACATCCAGTCTTTTGCGCACTCTTGGCAGCAGCAAGCGGGCGGGTGTCCTCCCTTTACTTGTCGGTCGGGCATGGCAGAAAGGGCGGCGCGGGCTGCGTCACGGCAAACGTCCATTGTTATTCGCTTGGTTGCGTCAGCTTCCGTTTCACCGTCTCTGACATCAACGAACAGATGCTCTGAATTGTAGATCACCGTTCCTACACAGTCGCCGCTCTGGCGGTCAGCGGCATTGTAGATTGCGATGGCAATCCTCTCCACATCACCCCTCGGTACGTCCTCCGGGTTTGGTTGCTGTTCAGCGGCCGACATCGAGACCTCCCTTCAACGCATAGTTCTTCTCGACGAACCCGACCTTGCTGCCGCCGACGATGCAGGAGTTTACCCAAGTCACTCGAGTGTCGCTGAGGCGTCGGACGTGCCCTCGGCGGAGATGTGCCCTGCGGCTGGCACCTTGCGTTCCCCCGGCAGAACCGAGCGATGCATCGCCGGCAAGGTTCAGGATATGGAAGTCCTTAAGCGGGACCTTTCCTGCCTTCATGCGCGCCCGGTTAAGCTTCACTGGCTGCGGGCAACGCTGCGTGCTGACGTTGGTGCAGGCCAGCGCGATGCACATGTCGAGGTAAGCGTTTACCTCGTCCATGAGGTCCGCCGAGATCATCTCCATAGTCGTCTGCCAGCCGTGCTGGCGAACCGTGCGGCCGAGCCATTCTGGCATTAAGGCGACAACGCCTTCCATCTGAAGCGCTTCTGCGTTGAATTGCGCCCGATTGATCCGCCCGGTCTTCAGCATGGCCTCGCGATACGCACTTGGCCCCGCCTTTGCGTAGATCGCATCAAACGGAACCATTGTCGCGCCGGCAACCGGCACCCACCGCCGGATCTCGTCGAAGTAACAAATCGAAGCGACGACCACGCCCGAGCCGGATTTCGGTGCATCCGGGTACGTCTTGCCACCTGGAAACTTCCCGTCGAACAACCACGCCAAGGCAATCCGCCGTGACGAAGTGGTTGCCTCGTAGAAGTTGTCGCGCCGGCCAGTCTCGACCGCCCGATATTCCAGCGCGACGACTGGGAAAGGTGGATGGAACATGACGCCTGGCACCTGTGGTCTAGGCTTGTCGCGCGTGAGGAGCATGCCCGCATCGGGCAGCACGAATACCTCGGCCTTGCTCAACATATCCGCGATGAAAGCGACGCCTTCCCGATCGGCTGCACCGAGGGCCGGCTGATGTTCGAGTTCCGCCAGATCGGCTAGCGCTTTGGTGGTGAAGTTAAGGGCCTCAATCACGGAACAGCCCCAACCACATCACGAGATCAATCGCAGCGATATTTATTAATGCGCAGATGGTTGCGATGGCCTCCGATAGACGGGCCTGTCGGCCTCGCCACACTGCCCACGCAAAGACTGAGAGGTAGAAGGTCCAGATCAGACCAATACCTACTCTTATGAGATAGTAGGTCATGCCGCCCTCCGCGCTTGCCGAGCACGTACCTTGGTGCGGACGCGTTCAGTATGCGGCCGCATGATCCTGCGATCAGCGTAGGGGTCGAACGGCAGAGGACCGAGGCTCTGGTCCGAGCGATAGACTGGCGTGAGGAAGCTTTCCTCTTCGCGATCGTCGTTGCGGTCGTCACATGGCTGGTCGTCGACAGCGAAGTCTGGATCTGCAATCGGACAGCCAGGTCCGGCCGTTGGGGCGGTGTTGTGGCCGCAGAAATCGTCCTCGGCCATGCTGCCGTCGAACTCATCGCCGTCAAGTTCGAATCCATCGCTGGCGTCGATGGCGTCCAGCGCCTGAATGAGGCATTCGATAAGGTTCTCGATCTGCGTGCGGAAATGAAAGCCGGGTGTCGCGCGGCAGGGGGCAAAAGCTTCGAGCGAGGTCATCATGTTCATGACGCGACCTTTTCGATTAGAGTGCGGAGAGCGAGAGGCAGGCCGGGAGTATCGAGCAACTGGTTGACCAGCCGACACGACACCTTCACCGCCTTGCGATCGGCGAAGTGCATCCATGGGACGATCTGCCCAGTGGGGCCGATCGTCACCGCCCCGCCCAAGCTCTGCCAGGAGTGAAGCCAGCCTTCCGCGAGAAGGATAGGCGCTGGCTTGACGCTGGCGTCGACGGTAATTCCGGTGATGTTGCTTGTCGTCATGTGCCGGCTCCCGTTGCTGACGAGGAGCTAACCAGTTGAGGCCAGTCGCGCTCGATCTCCTCCATGACTTCGGTCGTCCGCACGCGATGATCGAAGGCGATCAGGCGACGCAGTCGGTCTGCCTCACGATATGGGGCCGTGCCGAAATCTGCCTCGATATCCATCGACTGCCAGAGCGTCCGGACGCCGTTGACGGCGATCAGGCCTACCCGCAGGCCGATCGCGTCGGCACGCTCCATCCAGAGTTCAGCGGAAAAATGTGGCTGTCCGTAGGCGAGTAGATTTGCGCCGATATCTGAGTGGTCGATATCGAAGTAAGCTGCGCGGTGAAAAGCGCAGGTGTCATCGCGCTCGTCATCTTCGATCGCAATGTTGATGTCGAAGATGTTGCCCCAACCAGCCTCGCGATTGGTGCCAAGCCATGTGTGGCCTAGGAGGCCGAGCAAATTAATGTATGTCTTTGCGATAAAGTCGCCAGCGGTCGTGCAGGGCGTCGACATCAGCGCGCGAAACGCGCTCGACCGTGCATTGCAGATCCGATTTCCCTCATCGCTCTCAAGGTCTGGAGCGTACTGGTAAATCTCCTCGACCTTCCGCCAGTCTGCGAGGGCTTCGAACATGGCTGGGCCCGGGTAGTGGCCCTGCAGCGTGGTCGTGTCGTTGATGATCGCTTCGAAAGCGTCTCGGCCTTCCGCGGACCAACTGCCGACGTTGTGGTCCCGGTAGAGAATGAGCTTATGACACAGTTCAGTTGGTGTGACGGCGGGGTGCTGCAAGCACTCAATTACTGAGGACATGTGCGCGGCAACCGCTGCCGCGGCTTCATCACTTTCGTCGTTGCGGGTGATTTCCGAGATGCAATCTCTGTGAGCTGCGGTTGTGGCAACCAACTTTTGGTTGAATGCTTTAGTGCTACGGAACCGCATGGCCTTATGCCTCCCCAAGCAGGCGCGCGATGTCGCGGCGAGTTTGCTCGACGTAGCTGTCGGTCCACGGGTTCAGCGAGCCGTTGTCATCTTCAAGCAAGTGGTCGAGTTTGAAGCGCAGCGCCGCCAGGTGCGGCGCAGGCATCTCCATCAGTGCAGAGTGCAATTCGCTGGCGGAGTGATCGAGGCGGTCAGCTTCAGCCGCGGTTTGGGCTGTGTGAGCCTTGGCGCCAACTGCGAATACGGCGTGGTAGCGTTCTGCTTCAGCCTTCGCAGCTAACCACCCCTGCATTGCAGCATCCCATTCCTTCCCGACAGGCAGGATCAGAACATTCACAAGGTCATCGGCGTGGCTAAGCAGAGATTGGAGCGCCTCAACCGCGATGACATGCATCGACGCGATCTGGTCGCAGGCGTCTATCAATTCGGGGAGTTGGGCGTGTTCAGCATAGCCCGTGATGCGCTCTTGATGGACCTGGTCGATGCCCATCAGCAGGTGGCGGATATCGTTGATCCGCCTGGCAATTGCCTCGGCCCGATACTGCCGATCTTTCAAGTTAAGCGGGGGCGTCTCCGCAAGCGACATCGCTTGCGGCATAGTCATTGCCGTCATCGTTGATCTCCTGCGGTGAGCAGGAGGAGGCGTCTCACTTGCACAAGGCAAAGGGCGCCATCCCACCTGCATCGGAGGGTCAGCGGCCCATTGGGCGATCGTCTCCGATGCCCGTTAGTTAGCCATTAGGCTAGAAAATATCAAGAACAAAATTAGCCCATTGGCTAGAGCGATGACCCTTGCCAGATCACCCGGCCTACTACGGTGAAGGGTTCGCGTCCGATCGGAATGGGCTTGTGCTCCGGATTCGACGACACTGGTTCAAGGCGTGGCGGGTTGGTCCGATATCGCTTGAAGGTCGTTTCGCCCGCTCCGTTCATGATGGCATAGAGCCTGCCCTCCATCAGATCCAAGTCGTCTGGATCGACGATGATAATCGCGTCCTCCCCAACGACCTTGTTCATGCTGTCGCCCTCTGGACGTAGCGCGAAGGTGTTATTGCTCCGAACAGGCGCCGGGATGTAACCTTCAGGCTGCAACACCGCTTCCCGCCAGTTTCCAGCCGCAATGGTTCCGATCAAGGGAACCATGCGCACCGCTATGGTCTGTGGCATTTGCTCGACTAGCTCTGCAGGTGAAACATCAAGAGCCTGAGAAATCAGCGACAGCATCTCACCCGAAAGGCCCCGCTTGGAGCGCTCGATCTTTGCGATCGTAGTGAAATGAACAGGCCTCCCAAGGAGCTCGCCGACGCGCTCACCCAGCTGCTCCATAGTGAGCCCTTTTGCTTTGCGGACCTGACGAACCTTGTTGGTCGGGATGGATTTCTCTTGCATGGCCAACTCCTTACGCGGCCCCATTAGCCTATCGGCTACGCTAGGGCTATGGTGTTTTTGCGCACCAAATCAGTGTGGGGCTGGACATAATTAGCCATTAGGCTAGAACCTTTCGGCATGAAACTAGCCGACTATCTCTCCGAGGCAGGTCTGAGCCTGTCGGAGTTCGCCCGCCAGATCGGAGCGCGCAACGCTCGGACGGTGCAACGCTACACCAAGCATGGGAGGGTGCCATCTGGCACCATGATGGCCAAGATCATGTCGGCCACCGGTGGCAAGGTCATGCCAGACGATTTCATCTCCCTCGCTGGCGAGTGAGCCAGTGCAGAGGGGCGCGCGCAGTAGCAGCCGACCGGGACGGCTGAACGATACAGAGTTTCGAGAGCTCTGTGACCGGGCGCGAGAGCGCCATTCAATCTCCGAGATCATCGGCCGCCACACCACGCTTAAGAAGCGTGGCGCGCGCGAATTGGTCGGGCTCTGCCCTTTCCACAGCGAGAAGTCGCCGAGCTTCGAAGTCAACGACACAAAAGGCACGTATCACTGTCACGGCTGTGGCGCTGGGGGCGATGCCATTCAGTTTCTTGTCGCCCGCGAAGGCATGACCTTCATGCAGGCCGTGCAGCTGCTCATGGGCGATGAGTTTCCGGTCATCTCCGAAGAGGAGAGGGCGCGACGCAAGGTAGCTGATGAAAAGGACCGCGCCGACCGGATCCACCTTGCGCGCTGGATATGGGGCAACTCGGTGAAGGCCGAGGGCACGCCGGCTGAAGTTTATGCTCGATCGCGCGGCATTACGATGCCGTTGCCACCGACCGTCAGATATGTGCTGAGCTCGCGCTGGTTCAACTTTGAAACCGGCGAGTGCGGTCGCGAGCATCCGGCGATGGCTTGCGCGCTGCAGGATGTGGCCGGCGCTATCGTTGGAGTGCAATGCGTATTCCTGCAGGACGGGGGCGCTCGCAAGTACGAGCGCATCAACCCGGATGGCTCGAAGGCGAAGGCGAAGCTGTCGTTCGGCATCCTCGTTGGGTCGGCTCTGCGGCTGGGTCCAGTCGCTCCGCACCTGGTCAACTGTGAAGGACCCGAAGACGGCCTCACATTGGCGCAAAAGTTGACCGGGCAGTCGGTCTGGGTCTCATGCGGCACCGCTCTCCTGTCGCGCATCGAATATCCGCCCGCAGTGAAGTCGGTCTGCTTCGCGGGCGACAACAATGCAGCGGGCAGGGCTGCGGTTGAGCAGGCGCGTGACGCTGCACTCGCTCGCGGCCTCATCCCCACAGAGGTTTATCCCGACGCGCGATTCAAAGACTGGAACGACGAGCTTCGCGGGGTGCCCCTGTGAGCCTCGATGATCCAATGAAATTCGGGCCGGGCCCTGACGTGGCAATCGGCCAGCCGATCGACATCAAGCCGATCCTCCCCGACGCCGAAGCCTTCCCCATCGACATGCTACCGGCGCGCCTTTCTGCGGCCGTGCAGGCGATTACCGATATTGTACAAGTTCCCATATCGCTTGCGGCGCAATCCGTGATCGGTGCCTGCGCACTGGTCGCGCAGACCCGCATCAATGTTGAGGTGCCGACGCGCGAAACCGTTCCTGCGTCACTCTTCCTGTTCACGATCGCGGCCTCAGGCGACCGCAAGACGACAGCCGACAAGCTGGCGCTCGGCCCGGTCTATGAGCATGAGCGCGAACTGCGGAAACGGTTCGAGCCCGAGCAGCAGCAGTACACGATCGACAAGGCTGCGTACGAGGCCGCTATGTCTAAGGCCAAGAGAGACGGCGGCAAAGACCGGCTGGCTGTGAAGCGCAACATGGAAGCATGCGGATCACCACCGCTTCCGCCGGCGCTACCTATGCTGCTCGTCGAAGATCCGACGATCGAAGGCATGACCAAGCTGCTCGACGAAGCTTACCCGTCAATCGGCCTGTTCTCCGACGAAGGCGCAAAGATGCTGGGCGGTTACAGCATGCAGGAGGAGCGCCAGGCATCGAGCGGCGCCGCCTTGTCGCAGCTCTGGGACGGCAAACCTATCAAGCGCGTGCGAGGCACGGACGTCACCAAGATCCTCGACGGTCGCAGGGCCTCGGTGCATCTCATGGTTCAGCCAGGCGTCGCGTCGAAGCTATTCGGCAACAAGGCCCTGCGCGATCAGGGCATGTTGAGCCGCATGCTCGTCACATACCCCAAGAGCCTGAAGGGCTCGCGGTTCTGGAAAGAGCCCGCACCGGAGACGTGGGATGCTGTTGAGGCGTATCACAAGAGGTTGAGCGGGCTGCTCCGGCAAGCCTTTACCCGTATGAATCCCGAAACGCGCGAACTCGAATTCAGCAGCGTTGCTCTACAACCCGAGGCGCGAGAGATGTGGATCGCGTTCAGCGACATGCTCGAGCGGCAACAAGGTCCCGATCAGGCGCTGGCCGAAGTCAGCGACCTCGCATCGAAGATGGCACAGCATGCGCTTCGGCTAGCCGCGGTGATCTCCTACTTTGAGAATGGCGAGAAGCTGGTGGCGAGCGGGATAAGTCCTGCGAGCATGGCGGCCGGTATTGCCTTGGGCGAGTTCTATCTCTCGGAAGCCATCCGTCTCTTCAATGCCGGTAGCGTCGACGAGGATTCGGAGAACGCGGCGACACTGATCGACTTCATCCGAAAGGAGCGGCTGCCAATCGTCGGCCATCGCTGGCTCAGTCGCAACTGTCCGAAGCCAGTGCGCCCAGCCAAGGTCCTCCAACGGGCGATTGAGCTCCTCATGGATCAAGGCCACCTCCGCAAGATCGAAGGTGGGGCAGAGTGTACCGCACGCGGCAAGTCCTTCTCCGAACGCGCGGCCTACACCGTCATCTATCCGGAGGCGGACAAGTGACCTTTCAGCGCTTCTCCGACATCGCTCCTGTCGCTGCGCATGAGCCCGCCGCTCTGCCCGAGCAGGACAGGCCTGACCTGTTTACGCATATCGAGCGCATGGAGCAGGCGCGTCGTCCCGAGGGTTATGCTGAGGCCCGTTGGTATACCCTCCTTCGCGATATGCGTGGCTTTGCAGAGCACAGGCTTGACGAAGCGCTGGCGGCCGGATGGTCCTTGCTTGATCTCTTCGGCTCGCCGCCCGACACCAGCGCCCGTCGGTGGGACCTGACCGGGCTTGTGCTAATGCTTGACGGCCGCGAGGTCGGACAGATCACGCGCGACACGATCACCATTCTCAACCGGCTCGGGGATCCGAACACGTTCTATCGCCACGCGCCTGGCTGCTCTGTTCCGTTCAACCGCAATGGCGCCGTCCTGGTCTGGGTAGCAGTCGCAAACCGGAGTTCGGTGCAATGACTGTCGCCGCTGTCGCAACTGTCGCAGCAACGCGCAAGAACGGCGGATTTCTGCGGGTTACCGCCAACTGTCGCACGGGTGTCGCACCGAAAGCTGCGACACTTCTAAGCATGGCGACAATTCTGAGTACCGCGCCGATTTCGCCGCATTTCGAAAACGGCGGATTTCTGGGGGTTTCAGCTTCCGCGCAACCCGAAGCTTCATGGCTGCGATCGCGGGAAGGGGAGGGAGGTCAACCCCCACCGCTTGCAGCGGTTGGGGGTTGCCCGCCACGTCAACCCTTTTGGAGGTGGCAAATGCAATGGTTTTGCGACGAACGGGGATAGAGATGAGCCAAGTTGATGGATTTACGGTCACTGAGTGGTGCATCCTTCGAACATCGCCATCGCAGACACTGAGACTTGCCTCCGCACTATCGGAAGCAGGGTACGCTGCGTGGACGCCGACAGAGATCGCAACGCGCCGAATGCCTCGTTCGCGCAAGCGCATAGAGCGGCCCATTCCGATTACCCCGTCGTTTGTATTTGTCTCGCGTGACAGGCTGACCGAGTTGATCGCATTGGCGCGGTCAGCATCGTTGAACCATCTCATTTGGGACAAGGAGCAGCGTCGCATGGTGCAGCGTGGCTTCCCGCAGTTCACTGTGTTTCGGTCAATGGGGGCTTATCCTCGCATTCCGGATGCGAGCCTCAATCCATTGCGGTCAATTGAGCGGAGGCGAAAGCCGGCGGTTAAGCCGACGTCCTTCGCGATCGGTGACCAAGTGCAATATCCTGATGCTGGGTTCGAGGGGCTGACTGGAAAGGTTGAGGGGATCAAGGGCCGCTACACACTGGTGCAATTCCCCGGCTTGCCCATCGCAGTCCAGATCGACCCTCGCTACCTGCAGCCAGTAAAGCACGCCGCTTGACCATGAGTCTCCATATGGGTTACACAATAGACACAGCGCTGCCGCTTTCGAACTTGGGCAAGCATCGTGTGGACCTCGGTCCCTGGCCCCCGGAAGAGATCGCCGCCCTGATGCGCTACCCATATCGGAGATGCTCCGAGCGGGATCCCGAATGATGTCCTTTCACCGCGACGCAAAACGCACGACGACGGAACGGGGCTACGGCTGGCGCCATCAGAGGATGCGCGCCCTTGTGCTCCGAGAAGAGCCGCTCTGCCGTTTCTGCATGAAGCGGGAGCCTCCACTCTACGCACCCTCGGTCATAGCTGACCATATCAAGCCTAAGGCTGAGGGCGGCTCGGACGATCGAGAGAACTACCAAGGACTGTGCCAGTCCTGCTCAGACGCCAAGACGGCTGACGAAGCAGCACGAGCGCGAGGTGCCCGGGCACCGCGGCGTCGTGTCGATATAGGAGTGGACGGATGGCCGAAGCAGTGATCAACGCAGGCAAGGTTCTTAGTGAAGTGACTATAGAGGCCCGGGTAACAGGCTGGCCGGTTGCGAAGGCGCGGTGGTGGGTCGGTGTTCAGGTCATGAAGCTCGCAGTGCTGATAATGGGCTGCAAGATCGAGATTGAGGCCGAATTTAGCTTGAAAACCGAGGGTTTCGGCGGCTGACGGAGGGGGGATGTCGGAAAATTGGGGGTGTAAGGCCTCCTGACCGGTGTCGGCCAAAAATCCGCGCAAAACCACATTAAATGTCCGGAGTGCTTCAATATGGCCAAGCCAGGAGCGAAGCCGAAGGCTGCGCACCTGCGTATAGTCGACGGCACCCATAGAGCGACCCGCCACGGCGACGCAGCCAAAGCTAAAGAGATCATCGAGGCGACTGCAGACAAGTTCGGTCGGCTGACGAAGCCCAGCTACCTCAAGGGCGAAGCTGCGACAGCGTGGAAGCGCTACATCGAACCGGCCGGCTGGTTGGACGCCTCGCGAGAGGCCGCGGCAATTGCCTTCTGCGAACTCTGGAAAGAATTCCGCTTCAATCCTGCGGGCTTCCCCGCGTCGAAGCACGGACAAATGCGCGCCTACATGAGTGAGCTTGGCCTGACCGACGAGCGCAATCGCGGAGATCAGGATGGCGGCGAGGAAGAAGACGAGTTCTTCGGGCGAGACTGACCGCGCGACCGCATACGCTAAGGCCGTTGTCGCTGGCGAAATCGTCGCCGGGCCGCACGTCCGAAATGCTTGCCGCCGACACCTCGATGACCTGCAGCGCGGACATGAGCGGGGACTGCGCTACGATCGCGAAGCAGCGGCGCGCGGCATCCGGTTCTACGAAGAACGGCTGCGGTTGAACGACGGCCAGTTCGAAGGTCTGCCTTTCAAGCTGCACGCGAGCCAGGCGTTCAAGACTGGTTCGATCTTCGGCTGGAAACGCAAGGACGGCACACGCCGCTTCCGCCGCGCCTATATCGAGGAAGGCAAGGGTAACGGCAAAAGCCCTTGGGTCGCAGGTCTCGGGCTCTACGGTCTGTGTGCTGACGGCGAAGCCGGATCGGAAGTCTACGCGGCGGCGTCAAAAAAAGATCAGGCGGGGGTATTGTTCCGCGACGCCATCAAGATGTTCAAGTCGTCGCCGACGCTAAAAGCGCGCCTCTCGGCAAGTGGTGGCGAAGGCAAGGAGCACAACCTCTCCTATCTCGCCAAGGCTTCGTTCTTCCGGCCGATCAGTCGTGAGGCGGGCCGCACCGGTTCGGGCCCTCGACCACACTTCGCGTTGTGTGACGAAGTTCACGAAATGCCCGATCGCACCATCGTCGAGATGCTGGAACGCGGCTTCAAGTTCCGACGTCAGCCCTTGCTGGCGATGATCACCAACAGCGGCAGCGACCGCAACAGCTTCTGCTACGAGCAGCACGAGCATGCGATCAGGGTTGCGGCTGGCAATCCTGATGCGAAGGACGACGACCCGACCTATCTGGGTGAGCCGCTCGACGACAACACTTTCGCGTTCGTATGCTCGCTTGATCCCGGCGATGACCCGCTCAATGACCCGTCGTGCTGGCCGAAGGCGAACCCGCTGCTCGGCGTCACGATCACGGAGGACTATCTCGCCGACGTCGTGAAGCAGGCGAAGCAGATGCCTGGCGCGTTGAACGGTATCCTTCGACTGCACTTCTGCGTGTGGACCGATGCTGAGACGGCATGGATGACGCGGGACGTTCTTGAGCCGTGCCTCGCTGAGTTCGACCCTACCGAGCATTACGGCAAGCAAATATTCGACGGCATCGACCTTTCGCAGAACAAGGACATCACTGCGAAGGCCAGCGTCTGCCAGACCGGTGTTGTCGAAGAAGGGCCACACGCTGGCAAGCCCATGTTCGACGCTTGGGTCGAGGCATGGACGCCAGGCGATACCGTCGCGGCGCGAACCTTGCGAGACAAAGCGCCTTATGACGTTTGGGTTCAGCAGGGATTTCTATCAGCGCCACAGGGCGCCAGTATCAGTTACCGCCATGTCGCGCAGGCGCTGGCCGAGGACACGCACAACTACGACCTCGTGGCTGCGGCCTACGACCGATACGCATTCAAGCGGGGTCTTGAGCCGGAGTGCGATGAGCTCGGCCTATCGATCGAGTTCGTGGAGCATCCGCAGGGCGGCACCAAAAAGGGCAAGCCCACTGAGGCAATGATCGAGGCGGCAGAAGTCGCCGATCGCGAGCCTGAGGGTCTGTGGATGCCGATGAGCGTCCGGCAATTCGAAGAGCTGGTTCTTGAGCGGCGAATCCGCATCCGCGACAATCCGGTGGTCATTTCCGCGATCATGAGCGCGGTGACGGCATCGGATCGCTGGGGCAACTACTGGCTGGCAAAGGAGCGCGCCGTGAACAAGATCGACTGCGCCGTTGCGCTCTGCATGGCCGTCGGTGTCGCGCTCGCTTACGGTGAGGCCGAGGCTGACGGCATCAATGCTCTGCTTGCGAGCCTCGCATGAGCGCGCTCAGCGGCTTTATCGATACCTTGTCCGGAATTTTTCGGCTGGGCACGCGCACTAGCGTGGAATCCGCGCCCGGCGTCGGCAGTTCGGCTGGCGAAGTAGTCAACGAGAGCACCGTCCTTTCCATCCCGGCAGTCGCCGCTTGCCTACTCATTCTTGCCGGTACGCAGGCAACCCTCCCCTTGATGGTCTATCGCCGAAACGGGACGGGCCGTGAGGCTGCAACGGATCACTGGCTCTACTCAATACTGCACGATGACCCGAACGCGGATCAGACTGCAGAGGACTTTTGGGAGTTCATGTGCGTCGCGCTGGAGTTGCGCGGCAACGCCTATGCCGAGAAGCTTCGCGGATCGATGGGGCAGATCGTCGGCCTTGATCCTATCCCGCCTTCGATTGTCAGCCGGGCGCGCCGCGCCGACGGTCGCATCGAATACCGCTGGACCTGGAACGGGAAAAGCCGCGTCGAGACGGACGAAAACATTCTGCATCTGCGAGGATTTGGCGGCGACCCGCTTGGCGGAATGTCGACGCTGCAAATTGGTGCCGAGGCATTCGGACTAGCACGCAGCCTTTCGCGCACAGCTGCTAACGTCAGCCGCAATGCGATGTATCCGAGCGGCGCGTGGCAGTCAGATGCCAAGATGACGGCGGAACAAGTCAAGGAGACGGAGGCGCTTCTTGCGAAGAAGTATCAGGGCGCCATCAATGCCGGACGTCCACTGGTTATGGGCCACGGCCTGAAGTGGGAGCAGCTCACCATGTCCCCCGAGGATTTGCAGATGCTGCAGTCCCGGTCGTTCTCGGTCGAAGAAGTCTGCCGCATTTTCGGCGTTCCGCCGCACCTCATTGGTCACACCGCTGGCAATACGCAGCTTGGCAGCAGCATTACTGAACAGACCCGAGCATTTGAAAAATTTACCCTGCGTCGGCGCCTTCGCAAGATCCAGTCCGCGCTTCGCAAGCAACTGCTGACGGCAGAGGACATCGCGCTCGGAATCACCATCGAATTTAACATGGATGGTCTGCTTCAGGGCAGCACAGCCGAGCGCTCGGCATTCTACAAGTCCGCCCTCAGCGACAAGTGGATGGTGATCAACGAGGTGCGCGGGAAAGAGAACCTCGCACCCGTGCCGTGGGGCGACGAGCCTATCGTGCAGCAACAGGACCGCCCCCTCGGGCAACAGATCGAGGAGTTGGCGCAGCAAATGGGCGCGCTTACGCAGAGAGTCGAGGAGTTCCGCCACCGTGGATAGAACCAAGAACAGCGGCTTCGCGCTCGACGTGAAGGCGGTTGGCGATGACGGTGCAATCGCCGGGTACGCCTCAGTTTTCAACGTGGTCGACAGCTACCGGGAGTTGGTTCTCCCAGGCGCCTTCAAGGCGTCTCTCGCTGACTCCAAGAAGGCGAAGCGCTCGATCAAAATGCTGTACCAGCATGATCCCTATCAGCCGATCGGCGTCTGGGACGTGGTGCAGGAAGACACCAAGGGCCTGCACGTCGAGGGCCGCCTGCTTAAGGACGTCTCGCCGAAAGCCGCCGAGGTCTACGGTTTGGTCCGCGAAGGGGCGATAGACGAGCTTTCGATCGGCTATCGCGAGATCGAGACGGTCAAGATGCCGAACGGCCTTGGCCTCAAGAAGCTCGATCTCAAGGAGGTCAGCATCGTGACCTTCGGCGCGCTCGGTCGCAACGCGCATATCGACGAAATCAAATCCATTCTCGCCCGAGGCGAAATGCCCACGGTCCGTGAATTCGAGGAGTTTCTGCGGGACGCAGGTGGCTTCTCGAAAAGCCTCGCTGTCGCAATCGCGGGCAAGGCTGCGCCGCACCTTCGGGGGGATCCCGAAGCCCAGGCAGACGACGAAATGCTCAAGTTCCTGAAGGCCTTGGGCGCCTGAACTTCAATCCTCCCAACCGGAGCACGATCATGAAAAAGAATGCCCTTTACGGCGCACTTCGCGCCGCCGGTGCCTATGGCATCATGACCAAGAACGAAGCGCGCCTCGGCCGCTATATCCGCGACGGCGAAGGTCACCCGACTGGCACCAAGTCGGTTGAGCAGTTGGCCGACGATCTTCGCAAGTCGATCGATGCCAAGCAGGCCGAAGTCCTCAAGAAGGCAGACGAAGCCCTTACCGAGGCAAAGACTGCGGGCTCGCTGTCGGCCGAGACGAAGAAGTCGGTCGACGAGATGCTGACTGGCGTGAACGTCATGCGCGAGCAGCTGAAGGCGCTCGAACAGAAGATGGCGCGCAAGCCCGGCGAGGGCGAGGACGAGGTCAAGTCCTACGGCGGCCAAGTGATCGGCAGCGATCGCTTCAAGTCGTATCTCGACAATGGCGCGCAGGGCACGATCAAGTTCGAACTCAAGGATTCGAACCGCGTCAAAGCGATCACCGCGGCTCAGGCAGCCGCATGGAGCGAACGCGATCCGACGATCACCTCGCTGCCGCAGCGTACGCTCACCATTCGTGATCTACTCACCGTGGTTCCGACCTCTGGCGGCAGCGTGGACTATGCTCGCCAGACCACCCGCACCAACAATGCGGCCGTCGTTGCGGAAGGCGCGACCAAGCCGACCAGCGCTTACATCTGGGAGCAGGTGAACGCTCCGGTTCGCGTGATCGCACACCTTGCCAAACTCACCCGGCAGGCGCTCGAAGACTCGGCGCAGCTGCAGGGCGAAGTTGACAGCGAGATGCGTTATGGTCTGGCACTCGCTGAAGAAGGCGAACTGCTTACCGGCGACGGTACCGGACAGCACCTCACCGGCATCAACACCAACGCCACCGCGTTCGCTGCAGCGATCGCAATCGTCGGCGCCACCGAGATCGATGTCATTCGCCTTGCCCTGCTCCAGGCAGAGCTCGCTCTCTATCCGACAGACGGCGTCGTCCTGAACCCGGCCGACTGGGCCGCGATCGAGATGACCAAGACGACCGACGGTGCATACATCTTCGCGAACCCGATGATGCTTGCCGGGCCGCGCCTGTGGGGCAAGCCGGTCGTCTCCACGCCAGCACAGACGATGCGCAAGTTTACGGTGGGCGGCTTCAAGCTGCAGACCCTCTACGACCGCATGGCCCCCGAGGTCGTCATTGCATCCGAGAACTCGGATGACTTCGAAAAGAATCTTTACACGGTGCAACGCGAAGTTGCATAAAACCTAGCGTTTTCAGCACTTTAGGGGCCTTCGGGCCCCATTTTTTGCGCAATTCCGCTTTCCCCATCCACCCCCGTGAAAACCGCAGTTTTCCGCCACTTTTGAAAGCGTCCCGGCTGCTCTGTTGCGCAACAGTTGCGCAACGGTCGGGCAAGGAGACCACCATGGCCGAAGTCAACGAAGAGTCCCGCGCGGACCTGCTCTATGGCGTTCCTGCGATCGCCGCTCACCTCGGGCTGACCGACAAGCAGGTCTATCACATGCGCGATCGGGACAAGCTGCCGACGTTCAAGATGGGCGGCAAGGTCTGCGCTCTGCGCTCTGCGCTGGCGAGGCACTTCGCCGACCTCGAAGCCAAGGCAACCGCAGGGAAGGTCGACCAATGACCGCGCTGATACAGATACCGCACCGCGCCAAGCTGCGCGCGGTACTGGTGAAGCGCTCAGGCACCGGTTGGCGCGTCGGGATAGGATCGGTCCTGTCAGGGGCCTTCGAGGCCGACAGCACCGGTTACAGCAACGAGCGCCAAGCCGAAACCGCAGCGCTTCGCCTGGCTGATGCGCACGACCTGATGGCGCTGCAGGATTGAGGCCAGTGTCGCAACTGTCGCAACTGTCGCACCTTGCTCCGTATATCCCGCAAACGCTGGGCTTCCGGCCTGCTGTCGCAGAGTCGTGCGACAGCGCCTGCGACAGCGCGGCAAGGGCCGCGACATGAGCAAGGAAGCGGTGGAATGGGCCGCCCGCATGATCCCAGACAACCCGCCTGACAAGCTGGTGCTGTGGTGCATCGCGCACTGCCACAACAAGGGAAGCGGCATCGCCTATCCGTCGGTCGCTGCGATCATGGCTTTCACCGGCTATCGGCGCACGGCGGTGCAGGAAGCCCTGACGCGCCTGCACAAGGCAGGCTTGATCCTCGACACCGGCGACAGGCGAGGACGTACCGGACAGGTTAAGGTCTGGGCCCTTCCTCTGTCCGAACCGATCGGCAAGGCCAAGCCTGCGCCAGTCCGAAAGGATGCATCTGATGCACCCTTGGACCCTGATGACCCAGCCGCCGACCGAGAGTTCTAAGGGTCCGCTAGACGGCTTCTTAGCCAGTGCAAAGGGTCCGCTAAACGCACCCTTAAAGGGTCCGCCAAACGGACACGGAACTATATCTATAAGAGATACCTAAGCTGCACCGTAGTGAAACGTAGGTGCAGCGTTGATAGGTAGCGCGTGCGCGAGAGGCGTGTCGCTCACCTTGTGGCGGCTCCACGCGCAAGCTCTGCCACGACAGGACAGGGCAAGGTCGATGGACGCTCCGCTCGCTTGCGCGGCGTCGCTCCGCGCTTGGCAGATGGATAGCCGGGGAGGGGGGTGGGAGCAAAATGCGCCGCCCCAACCCTCCTGACCGGTGTCGGCCTGAAACTCGCGCAAAACCACATTAAATGTCCGGGCTTGCCTATTCTGGCTCCGGCCGCCGCGCTGCAGATTGGCCAATCTGGCGCAATCAATCTGCAAAAGCGTCAATTTCAGGTCCGCATCGGTCAGGGGCCCGATGCTCCCCCATTTTCCACCACCCCCCCGAAGGAACGACCATGTCGAGCGAAACGATGTTTGAATCCGGCACCCTGACGCCTGAGCAGTACGAGCAGTCCACCATGGTGCAAGGCGAAGTCCTAGCGCTGATGAAGGGGCTGGTGCGTGAGGGCGTAGACTACCGAATTGTATCGGTGGGCGTCTCTACCGCGCTCGCGGACATGATTTCATCCATCTGCGGGGCAGGCGCGGTGCCGGTGCACTTCGCGCGCCTGTCGGCCTACACGATGCACCTGGGGCCGCCGCGCACGAACTGAGCGCGCTTGCAAATCGTCCAATTTCACCGTATTGGTTTGCTCGTTGGAAGCGCGGGTGTCCGCGCGACCGCACCGACTTTCTCGCGGGTGTCCGCGCCGGTCGGCTGGAAAACGAGCAATGCTCGACAGTCGAGGTGTGCGCATGAACCACGTAAGCTCCCCATTTGAAATCAAGCAATTGTCCGACGGCGGCCAGATTGAGGGCTTGCTCGCCGGATTTGGCAACGTCGACAGCTACGGCGACGTCATCCAGAAGGGCGCATTTTCGCGAACGCTGGCTGCGCGTTCGCGGCCACTCCCGATGCTGTTGCAGCACGATATTACCCGACCAATCGGGGTCTGGACGCAATGGCAGGAATCGGACGCAGGTCTCCACGTAAAAGGGGAGATTGTCCTTGGCACGCAGGATGGCCGCGAGGCCCATGCCTTGGCGAAGGCCGGGGCGCTGACCGGTCTCTCGATCGGCTATCGCGAGGTCAAAGCTGCGAAAAATCCGCAGACGGGCAACCGGGATGTTTTCGAGATTGACCTGTTCGAGGGCAGTCTCGTGACCTTTCCGGCCAACCCATCCACATACTTGGACAGCGTCAAGTCGATTGGCGCCCCCAGCGATATCGAGGCCCTGCTCCGCGCAGGGGGGCTGTCTGGCCGGCAAGCAAAGGCCGCTGCCAGCGCAGCATGGAAAGCCTTCAACACACTTGGCGATGACGCAGCCGTACAAGCCGAGATGCGCGAGATTTTTGACCTGTCCGCCGCTCGGATTGCGGCTCTCTGAAAAGGACGATGACCATGAAAAAGAATTCCATTTTCCGCCCTGCGCTCGGTCCCATGACGGCCAATGAGCGCCGCCTCGGCCGCTATATCCGCGACGGCGAAGGCCACCCTGCCGCTTTGACCAAGCAGTTCACCGACGCAGTAGAAGCGAAGCTGTCTGCGCTGAGTGACGGCGTGAAGACCGCGCTCGACAAGAGCGGCACACTCGACGTCATGCGCGAGCAGCTGAAGGCGCTCGAGCAGAAGATGGCGCGCAAGCCGGGGCCGAGCGGTGAAGCCGTGGCGCCCTCTTGGGGCAGTCAGCTGGTCGAGGCGAAGGCCGCTGAGATCCATGCGCTCAAGGACGACCGCAAGGGGCGCGTCCAGATGCAGTTCAAGACCGCCCTCACCTCTGCGACGTCCGATGCTCCGGGTTCCGCCGGGGGCCTGCTTGTCCCCGGTCGAGATGGACTGGTTGGCATGGCCCGTCGGCGGCTGACGATTCGCGACCTGCTTAACGTCATTCCGGTCACGACCGGTTCGGTCGAGTATCCGCGCCAAACCGGTCGTACCAACAACGCCGCGGTTGTAGCGGAAGGCGCGAGCAAGCCAGAATCGGACCTCAAGTACGATCTCGAAACCGTTCCGGTTCGCACGATAGCGCACTGGCTGAAAGCGTCTCGCCAGATTTTGGACGATGCTCCGCAGCTGCAGGGCGAAGTCGACAGCGAACTGCGGTATGGCCTCGCTCTCGCCGAGGAAGGCGAACTGCTCACCGGCGACGGCACCGGCCAGCATCTGTTCGGGATGATCCCGCAAGCAACGGCTTTTGCTACCTCGGTTTCGGTCTCAAACATGACCCGCATCGATGCAATTGGTCTTGCGATCCTTCAGGCGGCACTCACCGATGTAGAGCCCGACGGCATCATCATCCATCCGGCGGATTGGTGGGCCATTCGTTTGACCAAGAATGCCGACGGAGACTACGTCTTTGGCCCTCCGGGCACTTCGGTTATCCCTTCGTTGTTCGGACTGCCGCTGGTGCCGACGAAGGCCATGGCCGCAAACAAGTTCCTCGTCGGAGCATTTAAGGCGCAGACCTTGTATGATCGCTGGGAAGCGCGCGTCGAAGTCGGATTTGTGGACGACGATTTCACGCGCAATCTTGTGACCATCCTCGGAGAAGAGCGGATCGGCTTCGCGGCCAAGCGCCCCGAATCCCTAATCTACGGCGACTTCCTGTCGATCCTCGGCGAGTAACGGAACACGGCTGGCATCATCCCCCCTGCCAGCCGGGGAGCATAGGCGGCGCGCAGAAATCTCCGGTGGGCTGCGCGCCGCCGCTCCGAACAGAAGGAATTGACCATGACAACCCTTATCGGTGCGCTTCGCGTCACGCTCGGCCTCGACAGCGCAGCGTTCGAAAAGGGCGCCAGCGCTGTTGAAAAGCGCGCCAAGGGCATGGTGCGAACCGTCGAGGCTCATGGCAAGGCCATGACTGACCTCGGCAAGACCATGTCAGTAGCCGTCACCGCGCCCCTCGTTGCGTTTGGCGTGAAGTCCGTGCAGGCGGCAATGGAGTCTCGCGACGCCATGGGCCAGGTCGAAGCCGCGCTTGCGAGCATGGGGTCGGCCGCCGGGCGCACTTCAGATCAGCTTGCCGCGATGGCTGGCAACTTGATGCACAACTCGCTCTACGACGATGACGACATCCTCAGGAAGGTGACCGCTAACCTCCTGACGTTTGGCAACGTTGCGGGGGAACAGTTTGACCGGGCGCAGCAAGCTGCAGTCGATCTTGCAGCGCGTATGGGGATGGACCTGCAGGGTGCGACCCTGCTCGTGGGCAAGGCGCTGAACGACCCCATCAAGGGCATGGGCGCGCTACGCAAGGCCGGCATCCAGCTTACCGAGCAGCAGCAGCAGCAAATCAAGGCTATGGTCGCGGTCGGCAATGCGGCTGGGGCGCAGAAGGTGCTCTTGTCCGAGCTCGAGAAGCAGTTCGGTGGCAGCGCGGCAGCCGCGCAAAAGGCAAACCCGTTCGACACTCTCAAGGATTCGGCGGCTGACTTCATGGAAGCGGTCGGGGGCCAGCTTCTCGAGATCCTGCCCAACGTTACGGCTGCGCTCACCAAGGTTATCGACGCGTTCGGTGCGCTTTCGCCCGCCATGCAGCAGGGTGTGGTCTATGGCGGGTTGCTGGCGACCGCGCTCGGCCCTGTTCTTACCATAATGGGCGCGATCACGACCGCGACCGCGCCATTTACCGGAACCCTCGCAGCGATCGCGTCGGAACAAGGTGTCTTGGCGGCTGCGCGCGCCGGGTTCATCGGCCTTGGCGCTGCGATCGGACCAATGCTTGCGCCGCTCGCAGCGGTCGGCGCGGCGGGCTACATCATCTACCAGAACTGGGACAAGATCGGCCCCGTAGTGTCCGACCTTTGGGCCTCGATGCAAGCCGCGCTCGGTCCGCCCCTACAAGCATTGATTTCGAACCTGACGGCGACACTCACCGAACTCTGGAACGGCCCGTTGGGCGAAAGCCTGCGCCAAGTGATCGGCCTGATAGGTGACCTTGTGGTGTGGCAGGTCAAGGCGTTCGGGCCGGTGTTCATCGCGCTCTTGCGCAGCGTGGTGGACGTGGCCGGCGGCGTACTCAGCGCGATCGGCGATGCCCTGAAGGCAGTGTCTCGATTGCTCCAGGGCGATTGGGCCGGCGCATGGGAGGCGGCAAAGAGCGCTGCGGTCAACGCGTTCAAAGCGATCAATGCGGTTTTTCTGGGATTGCCCGGCTTTGTCGCTGACGTACTAATGCGGATGGTCGGCGCTGTGAATGAGTGGATCGGCGGGAAACTCAACGCAATTTGGGAAAGCGCTGCGCACAAGATTGAGTGGGTAAAACAGCAGTTCTACGACCTGTATGACGCTGTCGTCGGTCACTCCTACATTCCAGACATGGTCGATGGCATCGCAGCGCAGATGCTCCGCCTCGACGGCGTCATGGTCGACAAAGCTGAAGCAGCTACAGCAAAAACTAAGGCGGCCTTCCAGAAGCTGGCCGAAGAACTACAGCCGCTGATGGCGCGCCTGTTTCCTGAGGCTGTCGCGCTAAACGAGTACCGGGACAATCAGAAGACATTGGACGCGGCGCTCAACAGCAAGGATCCCCGCGTCAAACTGTCGCAGTCTCAATATGACGAGGCCAAGCGTCGGCTGCATCTCGACGGTGCGGGCCTTGATCCGACTGCTCCGCTCGGCCCCAGTGCGATCGAGGGCATCACTTCGGGCCCGATTGTGGTCGACATCGACAAAATCAATGCAGGCTTGGACCGTCTGCGCGAAACCACGACCGGAACATCGGGGCAGGTGGGCGTGGCAACTGTTCGCATTGCCCAATCCTTCAAGGATATGGCCGACGCGACGTTGAACTCGCTTCAGAACATGGCTAGCGCAATCAAGGGCGGCGGCTTCCTTGATATCTTGGGCGCTGTAATCGGCCTAGGCCTGCAGATCGGCAGCGTCGGGGCTTTCGGGAAGGGCCTTCAGACGAGGCTCAACAGCACGCCGAACACTACGCCGACGATTCCGCAGTATGCCAACGGCACAAACTTTCATCCTGGGGGGTGGGCAGTCGTCGGCGAGCGCGGGCCTGAAATGGTCCATCTCCCAAGAGGCTCTGCGGTGACACCAAACGAGCGACTTGGTGGCAGCGTAACCAACAACTTTACCGGCAACCTTCTGACGCCGGAATTCTGGGCCCAGATCAACACCGGGCACGCTGTTGCCGCGCAAGCTGGCGGCGAGCTGGGATATCGCAAGGTGGTCAGCAAGGGGCGGAGGCGGCTGGCATGATCGAACAACAAGATACCGTTCCCGCGCCTGTGTTTCAGGCGCTGGCGATGGCATTCTACTGCCTTCACGACACGCTCGTATCCAAAGGGGCGCTCGACGAGGGCGAGGTGGGGTACAATCTCAGCAGAATGAGGTCAGACGACCCGATGTTCGCTGAGACACTTCAGCGCATTCGCAACAACCTAGATTCGATGCCGTTCCGGCCACAATCGGGACCATCTCTGCGCTTGGTCGAGACTAAGGAGGCAGGTGACAATGGCTAAGGTTCTTCGCGTCGTCGCCGTAGTTGCGGGCGCAGTGGCGATCGCCGTTCCCGGCCTGCAGGCGCTCGCTCCTGCGCTCATATCAGCAGGCACTGCATCCACCATTGCCACGATAGCCAGTGTGCCCGCGACATTGTCCGCGCTGGGCGTTCAACTCATGAACGAAGGAAATTCCCATGACCCTACAGAACGGATTCGTGCAGGCTGGCGAAGTTCGCCTCTACTCCGACACGGCTTGGATATGCCCGGAGACTGGCGCGGTCGCGGCTTTCTTCCCAAAGGGCTTTGTCTCGCAGAACGTAGTGTTTCCCTATGCGGTAATCACGACCATGATCGGGCCAGGCCAGTGGCCGAATCCCATGGAGCACATCGTCACGCAGGTGAACTTGGACTTGCCAGGCAACACCTCAGAGCTTCTCGATTGCCTCGCTGGATTCGCCAAGTCTTACGCGCGATCGGGAGGCCTTTGCCGCATCCTCGCGGCTTCGTTCGGGTCGAGTGACGAGCGACCGCGGCTGCATTTCATCGCGTCCGACGATTCCGATTTCGCTAGGGGCTTCGAACCCATCGAATGCTCTCCTATGTGTCCTCGCACAACACCTCGCCAACATACTTGCATGCGATGTCTCAGGGCGGCTTCAATCGACAGCGCATGCTCAATCAGATCGACTCGCAGCGGTTGAGCAAGTTGTCGGCGGCTTGCGCCTTGGGTGAGGTGCATGGCGTAGGTGGGGAGGTGATGGAGATCATCGTCAGACGCGAAGGCGTTTCTGAACAGATCGTGCGAGTTTGGAACGACCGCCTCGATTGCCCCATCGATCCTAGCCGAGACGAAGTCCTTACGGCCTGAGCTGCAGGCAGCGCCCTACCTCCCCGGTTAAGGGGAGGCTTGCGCTTATGCGTCTGTGAGGGCAATGTCGTCCGTGGGCCTGAGAAACCCGGACCAGTGATAGCGAGTGGACCCGTTGGCGCGGTATCCGTTCGCGAATGCGAGCTTGGCGGCTCGCCTGAGGCAGCGCTTGGCGGCGCGCCCACTTCGGCTATGTAGCCGGGGGCGGCGCGCTATGTCCAGAGCGAAAGCTTAAAGGCGCGTCGGCTTGTCTCACTGGCAGGTTTCTCACCCCCGGCGATCGCCCGAAGCGGTCAACGGCCCTGAGAAAGCCGTCAACCAGTGAGACCAAACATGTTCTATACCCCAAATTCGCCGCCCAGAGGCCCGACAGAGGCCGCTGGCGATTTCGTGGCGCGTGCACTGCCTCTCGGAGTGCCTGACAGGCCTGAAATCGCCGCGCTAGGCGAAAGCATCCTCTGCACCGCCGAATACGTCGGCTCGCTCGGCGAAGCCGTCCTGCTCTGCCTCGAAGAACTGCCCATCGAGCAACGCGGCGACAAGGTGCACCTCGCGGTCAGCCTGCTCAACCTGCTCGACGATCAGGTGCGAATCCTGTTCGACCTCGCGGGCAAGGTAGAAGTCGCAGGTATGGAGCGCGCCGCGACCGATGCGGCGCTGTCCGACTGGATGGCCCTGAGTCCGGCAGGCACGGCCCCCTCGAAGTAAGGCAGACGTCCCGGCCGGGTTCGCCCGGTCGGGACAAGCACTGGAGATCAACATGGCAAGCGTGAGCAAACGCAAGTGGACCCACAAGGGCGTCGCGAGTGAGGCGTGGGTTGTGCGGTATGTGGACCGTGCCGGGAAGCAACGCTCGAAGCAATTCGACCGCAAGAAGGATGCGGACAACTACCGCACCAAGGTCGAGCACGAAAAGGCGGAGCGCGGACACATCGGTTATGTCGAGGTCAAGTCCGTCGCTGAGATTGCAAAGGCTTATGGCGCCCATGTCGATCGTCGCCTTGAAGATGCTCAGATTAAGCGCGGAACACACAAGAACATCGTGCAGGCGCTTCGCACCTCGATCCTTCCCCGGCTTGGCAAGATGCGCATTGAGGACGTCACCGCCGACCTGTGCGAGCAGTGGTTCACCGCGATCCGTTCGGAAGATGGACTTGCCGCCAAGACTGCGCAGGAGCGACTGGTAAAGCTGGGAGCAATGTTTGACTTCGCGATGCGGCGCAAGTTCGCGAGGTCTAACCCGGCTCGCGAGGCCCTGGCCAATATCGGCGGCATCAAGGCCAAGAAAATCAGGATACTCTCGCGCGATGAAATTGCAGCAATCCTGCGGGCGGCGCAGAAGCGCCGCCCCGGTCAGCATCGAAGCACGTGGCTGATGGCGAATTGCGCGATTAACCTTGCGGCTTTCTCTGGCCTACGGTGCGGTGAAATTCTTGCCCTCCGCCTTGCAGACATCGATCTGGAGCGTCGCGTTGTGCACGTGAGGCACACGATCAACGCATGGGATGAACTCACATCTCCTAAGACCGAAAGCAGCCGACGTACTGTGCCTATCCCGGCGCACGTCGCCTCCATGCTGCGCGACTGGATTAGGGAGTATTACGTTCCCAATGACCGAACCCTCGTGTTCCGCGCGTGGCGAACACAGAACGGCAAGAGGGGAGGGGCAATTTCCATCTCGAACTTCAACTCGGGTTACTGGCGACCTGTCACGGCTGCAGCCGGGATGGACCGGCCCGACGATCATATTCACTTCCATGCGCTGCGGCACTTCGCCGCGAGCTGGTGGCTGAAAAACCAAATGCCAATTCCTGAGGTTTCCGAACTTATGGGCCACGCCAGCCCGCAGGTAACATTGTCGATTTACGCTCACGCCATGGCTGACGATCGGGAGCGTGGCGCAGCGGTCGAGACGATGGCGCAAGCGTTCATGGGTTCACACAGTGCGCAAGAATTGCGCAACGGCCAATTTCTCTTGGAAAATCAAGCGGCTTAGAACCTTTACACCATGCGGTGTGAGGAGCGCGTTGCCCTGGCGATCAAGAAGCCCGGCGCACTGATCTACGGCGACTTTGACGCTGCGCTCGCGGCTGGTTGAGCCGCACCAGGTGGGGGCGGTTAAGGCTGCCCCCATCCTTTCAGGAGATGAACAATGGCCAAGACGGTCGATTATCTCGTCGCCCGCGAACATCAGGGCGACCGCCTAACTGAAGACGGCTCAGAAGTGCATCGCTTCATGGAAGGCGAAATTCGCAAGGCCGATCCCGCCATCGTCGCCAACCTCGTGAAGTCCGGTGTCCTCGTGGCTCCGAACGAAACGGAAGAGGAGGACGAACCGGTGGAGGAAAAGTCCGATGCTGCTCCTGCAAACAAGTCCGAGCCCGCCCCCGCGAACAAGGCTCAAGGCAAAGCTCCTGCCAACAAGTCCAAACCAAAGGACTGAAACCCTAAGGCGCTGCGGCGCCGATATAAGGAACCTTTATTATGCGTCGTTTCAAGCTGACCGTCACCACGGCCGCCGATGGCACCGCAACGGCCTACACGCCTCGCCTTACCGGCAAGATCCACCAGATCGAGTACGTCAAGGATGGCTCGAACGCCTACACCGATGGCGTCGACTTCACGATCACCGGCGAAGCAACCGGCGTGGGCCTCTGGACCGAAGCCAACGTCAACGCCTCGGCAGTTCGCGCGCCGCGCATGCCGACTCACTCGCAGGTGGGTGTTGCCTCGCTTTTCGCCGCTGGCGGCACTGCCGTTCAGGTGCCGGTCGCACTCGCCAACGACCGCGTCAAGATCACCCTCGCACAGGGCGGCAATGCCAAGGTCGGTGTGTTCCACATTCTCGTGGATTGATCACCGCGGACCGGGGGGGCTCAACTCCCCCGCTTCCGAGAGCGCCGCTGCACTGTTTAGCGCGACGGCTCTCTCGCAAGCGAAAGGCCTTGATGGATGGCTCTCATTCTTAGCACACCGGCCAGCACGTTTCCTGTTAGCGTGGAAGCGGCAAAGGAGCAGTGTTCAGCCACCGGCACATCAGATTTCGACTTCATACTGCAGGGCTACATCAGCGCTGCCTGCGACGCTGCCGAACTGTATCTTGGAAAGGCGCTGACGCAGCAAGAATGGAAGTTGGTGCTGGATGACTGGTCCAATGTAATCGAGTTGCCCCTCGGTCCGATCACCAATTCAACTGTCGTCAGCTACTTGGACGAAAACGGCGATGAGCAGATCCTGGCGCCATCGGCCTATGAGATAGACGCTTACGGCTCGCCACCTCGTTTGCAGCCCGTGAACGGCCAAGCTTGGCCGAAACTCAAGGGCGGTCTCAATTCGGTTTCTATCACTTTTACAACTGAGCCCGCAGCTACGCCAAACTCTGTCAAGCAAGCCATCCTCATGATGGTCGCTTTCTGGTTCAGCAATCGAGAGGCTATCGGCAGCGCAATGACGGAAATTCCAATGGCTTGGCGGCACCTGCTTGACCCTCACGCGCGAGTGCAGATCTGATGCCGATAAAGCCGGCCGGTCGCCGCATTCACTCGATTCAGTTCCAGCGTCTTGCAGCGAGCGAGGACGCGCTGGGCGGGACCGATGGAAGCAACTGGACAGACCTTTTTTCTTCGCGCCGGCCCGCCGCGATCTATTTCGGCACTGGCGCAGAGCGAAGGGAGGCAGCCGCCGAGAAGGCGACGCTGGTTGCGACCTTCAACGTACTGGCTGACAGCTGTACACGTACTGTCACTGCCGCTGATAGAATCGAGTATGGTGGTAGCACTTGGGACATTACTTCGGTCACACCGATCGGTGGCGTAGTTCCGACAGAGTTGGATTTCACCGCCACGGCCAGCAAGGGCTGACGTGGCCGATCTCAAAATGACTGGCCTTAAAGACCTTGAGGCAGCACTTCTGGAGATGGCCACCAAGGAGGCCAAGCGCATCGGCAAATTGGCGCTACGTAATGCCGCAAAGCCCATCCTCTCTGAATACAAAGCTAGGACGAAGGTTAAGACCGGCGATCTGGTGAGCAACGAAAGCGCGGGCACGCGCTTGAACAAGCGGCAGCGTTCGCTCACACCTCGCCCAGGTCCAAGCGAGATTGAAATCCATATCGGCACAGCCGACCCGGGCGGGATCATGGAAGAATTCGGCAACCGCAATCAGGTCGCCAATCCGGCACTTACACCGGCTTGGGACAAAGAAGGTGGTGAGACTGCGCTACGCCGTATCGGCGAAGAGCTTGGCGCGGGAATCGAGCGGTTCGCAGCCCGCGCAAAGAAAGGCTGAAGAATGGCACTCGAGGAAGCGCTGGTTGCGCGCGTAAAAACGGCCGCGGGCGTCGAAGCGATGATCGATGAGCCGAACCGGATCACATACTTTGAGCGGGTGAGGGGGGCTGGTCTTCCGGCGATTTCCATCCTCACCGTCTCGATCACCGATGGATGGACGCACGACGGCGCCAATGGCTTCGACTGGGTGCGCGTCCGGTTCGATATCTGGGCTGCGAAACGCACTGATGCGGTCGAACTCGGCCGGTTGATCCGCGCAGACATGCAGGTCGCCAAGGAAATATCCGGCGTGCGTTTTCAGCGCGCGGAGCGGTTGGCACAGCGGAATATTGACGAGGGCGAACAAGAGGGCGGTGGGGAGCTTTTCCGGCTGCAGCAAGAGTACGGCTTTTACTACGAGGAGCTTTGAACATGACGGACCAGGCCAAGAATTCGTTCGGCGCCGAACTGTGGATGGGGCCCGCAGGCGGCACCCTGGTAAAGATCGCGGAACTGACATCTGTCACGCCGCCCAAGCGCTCGCGCGGCACGAAGGACGTAACCACCCATGACAGTCCGGGTGGCGCGCAGCAGTTCATCGCGTCGGGCATTTATGATTCCGGCGAGTTCGGCGGCGCGGGCAACTACATCGCTGGCAGCGCCAGCGACGACCTCCTCACCGCTGCACTGATCGACGGCGAGACGCGCGACTTCAAGTATGTCTCGAAGGGCGCAGATGATACCTTCGATTCCGCCTTCTCCGGCATCCTGACCGACTACGGCGTTGACGAACTTCCGGTCGACGGCGTGCAGACCTTCACCTTTGGTGGCAAGGTAACCGGCGAAATCACGCAGGCGGCGTCGGCCTGATGTCGGCGCCTGATGGCCAGGTATCGTTCGAATACGATCGATGCCAGTTCACAATGGTGTTCGACATGAAGGCCATCGCCTTTTTCGAGCGCGAGGCCGACTGTTCGATCCTTGTCCCCTTGCGAGATCTGGCAAATGCGCAAGACGATCCGACTGCCAATCCGCCTAAGCTTAGTCATGTGGCATTGCTGGTTCAGTCTGGCCTTCGTGCATTTCATCCTGAAATCTCACTCGACAAGGCGATGAGGATGGCTTCGGATCCTGCAGTGCAGGCAGCGCTTGGTACCGCGCAGCGCGCAAGTCAGCCTCAGGCGGGGCCTGACGACAGGAGCATTGAGGGAAACGTTCAGACGGCCACGCGATCGAAAACCAGTGGCCGTGGGAAATCCACCTCGGCCAAGCGCTCGAAGCGGGATTAACTGCTAGCGAATACTGGTCTGCGACGCCGCGCATGATCGACATCGCATGCAAAGCATATTTTCGTAGGCGCGGCTGGCTTGCGTGGCACACTGCGATGCTAATTCGGCAGGACGGCAAGAGCTTCCCTTCGCTTGGTGATTTGACTGGCGAAGCTCGCAACAAGCGAACCTCGAAGGTGGTCAACACCGCCGAGCTCAAGCACAACATGAAGCTGTTCAAGGCTGCGCTTGAAGCGCGGAAAGGTGGCTGATGTCCGCTCTAATCGGTGCACTGCGCGTCACGCTCGGCCTAGACAGCGCTGCTTTCGAAAAGGGCGCCAGCGCTGTTGAAAAGCGCGCCAAGGGCATGGTGCGAACCGTCGAGGCTCATGGCAAGGCCATGACCGACCTCGGCAAGACCATGTCGGTGGCCGTCACAGCGCCGCTCGTCGCGTTTGGCGTGAAGTCCGTGCAGGCGGCAATGGAGTCTCGCGACGCCATGGGCCAGGTCGAAGCCGCGCTTGCGAGCATGGGGTCGGCCGCCGGGCGCACTTCGGATCAGCTTGCCGCAATGGCTGGCAACTTGATGCACAACTCGCTTTACGACGATGACGACATCCTCAGGAAGGTGACCGCTAACCTCCTGACGTTCGGCAACGTTGCGGGGGAACAGTTTGACCGGGCGCAGCAAGCTGCAGTCGATCTTGCAGCGCGCATGGGAATGGATCTGCAGGGCGCAACCCTGCTCGTGGGCAAGGCGCTGAATGACCCTGTAAAGGGCATGGGTGCGCTGCGCAAAGCCGGCATCCAGCTAACCGAGCAGCAGCAGAATCAGATCAAAGCCATGGTCGCGGTCGGCAATGCAGCTGGCGCGCAGAAGGTCCTTTTGTCTGAACTCGAAAAGCAGTTTGGTGGAAGCGCGGTGGCTGCGCAAAAGGCAAACCCGTTCGACACTCTCAAAGATTCTGCGGCTGACTTCATGGAAGCGGTCGGGGGCCAGCTTCTCGAGATCCTGCCCAACATCGCTGCCGCCGTAACCCGCGTTATCGACGCGTTCGGTGCGCTATCACCTGGCGTGCAGCAAGCGGTTGTCGTCGGCGGTATGCTAACCGCGGCGTTAGGTCCGGTCCTCACTGTTCTTGGAACAATCACGAGCGCAATGGCGCCATTCCTCGGCGTGCTGGGCACGGCGTTTGCCGAAGGCGGAATACTGGTCGCAGCCCAGGCTGCACTTGTCGGCCTTGGCGCCGCCTTGGGCCCCGTCCTTATTCCCATCGCGGCCCTCGCAGGGGCAGGCGCGCTCATCTATGCGAACTGGGAAAAGATCGGTCCCGTTCTATCTGAGTTTTGGCAGGCGCTGCAGGCCGCGCTCGGCCCGCCACTGCAGGAGATGGTGGCGACGGTCACCAGCACGCTCACCGAACTTTGGAACGGTCCCCTTGGCGAGGCAATGCGCACAGCTATCGGTCTGATCGGCGACTTCGTGGTCTGGCAGACGAAGGCCTTCGGCCCAGTTTTTATCGCCCTGCTGCGCGCAGCGGTCGATGTCGTCTCGAACGTCCTTGGCGTGGTCGGCGATGCTCTCAAGACGGTTTCGCGTTTACTCGCAGGAGATTGGGCGGGCGCCTGGGATTCGGCCAAGAGCCTTGCCATCCACGCGCTGAAGGCGATCAACGCTGCGTTTGCAGGCCTCCCGGGCTTCGTTACGGATATCATGATGCGCCTTGTCACGGCGGTGAGCAGCTGGGTCGGCGACAAGCTCAACGCGATCTGGGAAAGCGCCGTCCAGAAGATCGACTGGGTGAAACAGAAGTTCTTCGAGCTTTACGACGCCGTCGTCGGCCACTCCTACATTCCGGACATGGTGGACGGCATCGCGGCACAAATGCTCCGCCTAGACGGCGTGATGGTTGATAAGGCCGACAAGGCGACTTCCAAAACGAAGGAGGCGTTCCGCAAGCTGGCCGAAGAAGTGCAGCCGCTACTCGCGCGCTTGTTCCCTGAGGCCACCGCAATCAACGCCTACAACGCCGACACAGCGACGATAGCCAAGGCGCAAAAGGCGGGCATCCTTTCCGGCAGTATGGCGGACGAAGCGCGGCACCGCCTCGCCATCGAGGGACGGTCGAGCGATTCCGCCATCCCCGGCATGATGGCCGACCCATTCGTGCAGGACATCAGCAAGATCAACGATGCTCTCGATCGACTGCAGCAGGGCACGATGTCCAAGGGAGGTGGCATTAATCAAGCGACCGTCCGCATTGCGAAGTCTTTCAGGGAAATGGCCCAAGACACGCTCAATTCGCTGCAGAACGTCGCGAATGCAATTCAGGGCGGCGGCTTCCTCAACATTCTGGGTGCCGTAATAAATCTTGGCATGCAGCTTGGTAGCGTCGGAGCCTTTGGGAAGACGGTTCAGACGAGGATCAACGCCCCGGGCGTGCCTGGATATGCCAACGGCACAAGCTTCCATCCGGGCGGGTGGGCGCGGGTCGGCGAGCGCGGACCTGAAATGGTCGAACTCCCTAGAGGGTCGGCTGTGCACCCTCACGGCGCTCCGGGTAGCGGCGGAGATACTTTCGTCTTCAAGGGCAACCTTCTGACGCCGGAATTCTGGGCCCAGATCAACACAGGTCATGCTGTCGCCGCTCAGGCAGGCGGCGAGCTGGGTTATCGCAAGGTGGTTACCAAGGGGCGGAGGCGACTGGCATGATCGAGCTGCCAACCGAGTTCAGTCCACGCGAGGCGATGCCACAGCTGCTCGATTTCGGGATGATCTTGCGGCCTGCATCTGGTGCAGGCGCATTGCGTGTAAACCGCGCTGGCAGCCGCTTCGTACTGCAGGTCCTTATGCCTGACATGAAGCCGGAAAAGGCGCGTCGCTTCAAATCGCTGATGCTTCGTGCAAAGCGCGAGGGACTGCGCATGCCCTTTCCGCTTCTCGGTCTCGTACAGGGTGGCGGAGCGGCAAAGGTCGACGGGTCCGGCGCAGCTGGCACGTCACTGCCACTCAAGAACATGACGCCGGGTTTCATGGTGAAACAGGGTGTCTGGCTCAGTGTCGAGGACGCGGCCGGCACGCGCTGCCTTCATGACGTTGCGGAACCGGCCCGCGTTGATAGTGCCGGGAAAGTCACGCTCTCGATTGAGCCCCCACTGCGTGTCGTTCTTGTAAACGATGACGACGTATTGATCGCGAAGCCGACAATCGAGGGCATCATCACCAGCGACGTTAACTGGGCGTTGCCGGTAGACCGGATCGTGCCAGGCCTTTCCTTCACCTTGGAAGAGACCGACTGATGCGCTCGGTTTCTCTGACCGGCCTGCTCAAGATCGAATTGCCCGATGTCACGGTGCGCCTGTGCGACGGCGGCATCGTGAGGTGGGGCAGTGAGACCTTCAGTGCGAAGGATGCGTTGTTCGGCTCCATAGCCTCGCTCAGCGAGCTCAACGAAGGCGTCGGCGAGGAAGTGCCCGCCTTCGACATCACGTTCCTACCCCCAGAGAGTTCTACGCCAGACGAGATTGCTGCGCCGGGCTACCAGACGGCACGAGTATCGGTATGGATAGCCGAGTATAGCCCTGCTGCAGGGTCTGTTGTGGGGACACCTGACCTGGTGTTCCTCGGCCAACTCGACCAGATCGAACTAGGCGTCGAAAAAGACCGGCGCGACTTAGGCTGTTCGGTGGTCAGCCTGGCTGAGCGGCTTTTCAACCGCAACGAGGGCAACACGCTTTCTCCATCGTTCCACAAATCTATTTGGCCCGGCGAGACCGGGCACGACGCCGCCAACGGTCTCACAATTCCTGTGGCGTGGGGTGTGGAGACCACGAGCGGCACGACAAGCGGCCTCAGCGGCTTGTTTAACAGCTTCGGCACTGTGGCGGCCGGAGGCGGCGAATATGCGCAGGTAAATTGATGATCCCAGACCTTATCCGAAGGCAGCGCGCCACTGAGGCGACGCTCGCGAAATATCGCGCCAAGCCCTTCGAATGGAAAACGGGTGTGACCTGCGTGCACATGGCGCGCTTTCATCTGCGGCAGATGGGACATCGTCCACCATCTCTACCGCGCATTGTGTCGCTGCTTGGCGCTTGCCGTGCGCTTGAGCGGAATGGTTGGGCTAGTGTGGCGGACATGCTCGATGCGCAACTCTCGCTTGAGCGGATTACGCCTGCTTTCATGCGGGTGGGTGATCTGGCCGTCCTGCCCGGCGAGGGAATGGATGGCATTGTGATCTGCGCTGGCACTCACAAGTTGCTTGGTTGGCATCAAGACTGGGCATGTGGGATGATCGAGATGGAGGCACCGCTCGACAACCTTATCGGCGCGTGGCGGGCCTGATCGATGGCGAAAGTTCTCCGTGGAATCGCTGTCGTCGCTGGCGCTGTCGCCCTGTTTGTTCCAGGCCTTCAGGCTGTCGGTGCGCTGTCGATCTCGGCCGGCACCGCAACGACGATCGCGACCGTGGCAAGCATCGTTGCGACTACGGCAAGCATTGGCGCGCAGGTTCTTACCAAGCCACCGCCGGCGCGTGGCAGCGTGGGCCAAGTCCTGATCGCTGCTGAGCCACCCAGTCCCTACGTCATGGGTGAGGGCTATTGCGGCGGAGTGCTGCGCTACGACCGCGCTTACGGATACGAGAACGACGTGCCAAATCCGTTCCGGTGGCAGGTGTTCGTGCATTCGCACGGGGGGCCGATCCACTCGATAACGCCAAGGCTCGACTATGATGTGATCAGTAGCTGGTACACGGGCTACCTGCATCTCTACACGCAGCTCGGCGCTTGTCCGGAAAGCTCCGCCCTGATGCCAGGAGCATGGCCGGGCGCTCCTGATTGGTCGAGCACCTCCAAGCTCTCCGGCCAAGCGGCTCTCGGATGGAACATGCACTTCGATAAGAAGGGCAAGCGCTTCGGATCGGGCGTGCCGCTGCAAGGCGCCTATGGCAAGTGGGTGAAGGTCTACGACCCGCGTAAGGACAGCACCCGCCCAGGCGGATCGGGCAGTCACCGCATTGGCGTGGAAGCCACCTACGAGTGGAGCGAATGCCCCGCGTTGCATGCCGGCACCTATACTTACGGCCGCTGGCAGAACGGCAAGAAGGTCATGGGCATCGGGCAACCCAATGAAGGCATTGACTGGACCGCGATCGCCGCTTGGGCCAACGACTGCGACGCAAATGGCTGGACGATCTTCGGGCGGGTGTTCGAACCAGGTGATCGCTGGGCCAACCTGAAGGACATTGCCATGGCCGGCGGCGGCCGACCGGTGTTTTCGGGTGGGCTGATCAGTTTCGACTGGGCGAGGCCGCGGGTGGCGCTGGCAACGATCACCGAATCCGACCTCGGTGAAGGACGCTTTTCTAAGATAGCGGCCAAGGGCTACGCCGAACGCTTCAACACGCTGGTGCCGAAGTACACCGATCCGGGCAGTAACTGGGAACAGGTCAGCGCCGAGGCTGTCAAAGTGGCTGCATATGTCACCGCTGATGGCGAGGAGAGACGGCAGGAATGGCCGCTGAATCTGGTTAAGGATGTGGACCAGGCAGCGCAGCTGACGCGATACGCGATCGAGGACAGTCGCGAGCAGGAGCCGATCACGATACCGCTGCAGCCGCAGTGGCGTTCGATCAGGCCTGGGGAGGCTTACGAGCTCGACTTGCCCCAGTTGGGCTACAACGGCCAGCTGGCAGTGCTACAGAGCAGGTCCGTGAACCCGCAGACGTTCGAGGTAACTGCGACCTTTCGCACTGAGAACGATGCCAAGCATGCCGCAGCCTTGGCGCAAGTTGGTGTCCCGCCGCCGGCGGTGGGTACGGTGCAGACGCCGCAGGAGCGGGACGAGACACGCGCAAATGCCATGGTGCCGTCAGAGGTGATCACGCAGCTGATCAGCACCAGCTACGTGACCGACAGCGATCCGTCCGATGGCCTGATCCAGGCAACGGGCACCACCATCACAGTTGAGACACATGCCCGCACGTATACAGACCGAACGGTCACCGTGACGGGCGGTTCGATCACCACGGAAGACGACGGTACGACGGCGCTGACTGCGACGACCACCTATCATGTCTACTACGATGACGGTGGAAGGCTTGGCGGCGCGGTCAGCCTGAAGGCCACGAAGATTCCAGCAACGGCTGCGACGAGCGGCGACAACCCGACGCGCCACTATGTCGGGTCAATCACGACGGACGTCGCCACTGGCGGCACAGGTACCAGTGCCGGCGGCGCGCTTCCGCCCAGCTGGAAGTACGAAGACTTCTACTTCTAAGCCCTGATCCCTTCGGAGACAGCAATGAATACCAATTTCGACACCTGGCTGCAGGCCCTTGCAGCCGGAGGGAAGGGTGGTGCGGCCGTCGTGCTGAAAACAGCCACGCGCGGCCTTGTCTGGAGCGATGTAATCGAAATCGACGGCAACTGGCTGACGGCCACGCTGGAGGGTTCGATCAGTGCTGCGCCGGATGCGCCGAGCGTGCTGGCCAACATCATTGTCAACTCGCCGAGCTATGACGGCAGCGATGATGTCACATTGTGGACCGTGTCTCTGGCCGCCGGGACAGGCTCGAACAGCACGGGCTCACTGCCCACTGACACAGATGGTGACGGCGTCGAATACTTGCCGGTTGCCTTCTATCTGACGCCATCCGGCGGATCGAAGGAGCTGCTGTTCGGCACGGCGTTCCCACTGACTGGAAAGGTCTGAACGATGGTTTCCGTACGCTTCGGTAAATCGCCGATCGTCCTGAATGTTGGCGAGAATACGGGTGAAGCGCGCCGGGCTCGCGCTGCGGCTGAAACCGCAGCAAGCTCTGCGGCCGCGTCAGCAGCAGTTGCCGAGGCGGCTGTGGGTCCGACCTATGCCAGCACTGCAGCGGGTCTCGCCGCCACCACCAGCGGTCAGAATTTCGCTGTCGACAATGGCAACAGCACCGTCACCATCTACCGAAACAACGCAGGTTCTGCGGTAGCCCAGCGCACTCTTGCGACTGTGGCCTACTTCTCTGGCACAGCCGGTGCGTCACGCGTCGGCGTGGCTGGTGGCGGCACGGTCGAATCCGAACTGGTCGCGCGGCCCAAATCGACCGATCTTTCGGGAACGGGTGGCGCTGCACTGATCGGCAAGGCTGACGGCGGCACGGTCCAAGATCATCTGACCGCATGGGGCACGCGCACGGTGGGCGCTGCACCAGCGGGGACCAGCACGCCCGCGCAAGTCTACCCGACCTTCAGCGCGCATTCGGGTGGCACGACCGACTTCCGTGCGACCTTGTTCGGCGCGATGCTTACCGGGGGCAGTGACTGCAGCCTGGTCGCGCTGATGAACGGGCAAAGCGAGGCGCGGCATACGTCGAGCACGCTGACGTTCCAGTACGGTATTACGGGCTTCAATCGCTTGGGTCGACTTGGTTCGACCACTGGCAACATCACGACTTCCCGCGGGGTGGAGTGGCACATTGCCAACGAGGGCAGCGGCACCATCGGTGTAGCCTTCGACTTCTATGCGCAAGACGTCGATTTGCTGGATGGCTCCGGCACGATCGGCACGATGGTCGGGTTTAAGTGCGGCAACCAAGGCCATGCATCCCGCGTGACCACGGCAGCGATCGGTTTCGACTGCGGTAACATGACGCAGGGCGCACCGCTGACCGTTGCGTACCGCTCGGAAATGACCAGTGGGACCGGCAAATGGGCGTTCCTCGGGGCAGGTAGCGCTCCAAGCTCCTTCGCGGGCCCGGTGCGCATCGGCGATAACACCGTTCCGACGCGCACCTTTGAGATGTTCCAATCCGATGTATGGCAGCGGTTTGTGAATGCATCGCGCAGCTGGATCGTCGGCCTCGGCTCCTCGAGCGACTTTCAGGTCTATGACGACACCGGTTCGACGACGCGGTTGCGCATTGCTTCCTCTGACGGATCCTTGCGGCCGGGTGCTGACAACACGCAGACAAATGGCGCCGCCGGCGTGCGCTGGTCACAGCTTCATGCGGCCACCAATGTGATTGCGACGTCCGACGAACGGGAGAAAACGTTTCGAGCCGACGGGGCGCTTACTGTCGCAGAGTTGACAGCCGCGCGCCGTATCATTGACGAACTCGGCTTCTACCAGTGGAACTATGCCATCGACAGCAAGGGTGTGGATGGCGCCCGTTGGCATTTCGGCCCACGCGCACAGGCCGTCGCGCGGATCTTGGTCGAAGAAGGGCTTGAAGAACCGTTCGACTCTGACGTTCCCGGAGACGTCTACCTCGAGGAACCGCCGAGCTTCCGCACGGCGTTCATCTGCTTTGATACTTGGCCTGCTGAATACGAAGATGAGTACGAGACGGTGGAAGTGGAAAACACCGTACCCGTCGTGCGGCAATCCAAAAGCATTCTGAACGCTGACGGGACGCCCTTCGAAACCATAGGGGAACAGACCGAGCTGGCGCTCGAGCAACGTGCGACGGGCACGCAGCGGCTTGTTCTGGCTGCCGGCAATCGCTTCGGGTTGCGAGTTGAGCAGCTCTCCCTCTTCCTGATCGCAGCGCAAGAGCAACGCCTAGCCGCACTGGAGGCCGCACTGTGACGTGGGGCCACATCATCGCAGCGCTGGCATCACAAGCGCTGATCGGCGTGACAACCGGAAACTGGTGGGCCGGCGCATGCTTCGGCGCAGCGTTCTTCGTCGGCCGCGAGATCACGCAGGCCGAATACCGCTGGATTGAAAACTTCGGCCAAGGCCGCCGCGCCAACATGCCGTGGTGGGGGCCGTTCGATCGGCGGGTGTGGACCAAGGCTGATCAGTGGCTGGATTGGATCGGGCCGGTGCTGGCGGTCATTGGCGTGGGGGTCGCGTTCGGTGGCTGACGGCAACTCCCTCATGGAGGTTGCCGCCTCTGCCACAGGCGTAGGGGTCAGCGGCGGTGCTGGCTTCTTCGCGCTCAAATGGTTGGTCGAGTACTTCGGGGGACGAATGGACAAGCGTGCGGCGGCCTTGGATGCAGGGACGCAGCGGCTCATGGAGCGGCTAGAGGCCCGCGTCGACGAACTCACCAAGCGGGTGACAACTGTCGAGAAAGAGCTGGCTGATTGCCAGAGCAAGCATGCCGAGAGCGAGGCCAAAGCGGCGCGCTTGGAGGCGCTCATCGGTCTGACAACTCCAGGCATGCGGGCTGCATTCCCGCTCGATGCGACCATGCCGAACGACCTCGCAATCATGGCTGCGAAACTGGAAGGAGGCGCGAAGTGACGCCCATCAAATACCTGACCATCCACTGCGCCGCGACCCCCGAAGGCCGTGATGTCAAAGCGGCGACAATCACGCAGTGGGACAAGGATAAGTTCGGCCAGACCTCCTACCACTGGGTCATCGAACTCGATGGTTCCATGCATCGCACGTTACAGGACACGCAGCGTGGCGCGCACGTTGGGGGCAACAACACCGGCAATATCGGCATCTGCTATATCGGTGGTGTCGACAAGGCGATGAAGCCCAAGGACACGCGCACCAGCGCCCAGAAGACATCGCTGCGCACCCTGATCCGCACATACCAGGAGCGCTACCCCGGCATCGTGATCCGTGGCCACCGCGACTGGCCCAAGGTGCAGAAGGCGTGCCCGTCGTTCGATGTGGCCGCATGGATCAAGGAAGGGATGCCGGTATGATGATCGAGGACTGGGCCGAAAAGGTCTGGAAGCTCTGGAGCGTCCGCCTCGCCGCACTGGCGGGCATCGTGGCTGGGTATTTCGCCGCCTATCCCGGTGATGTGCAGAAGCTCGTTGGCATGGTGCCTGAGGCTTACCGCCCTCTCGCTTCCTTGCTTATCGGGGTTTTCGTCTTCGCAACGGCTACGACTTCGCGCCTGGTCAAGCAAGGGACACCACCTTGTCCGCCGGAGGATGGTGAGAAATGACCCTCCCCTACCGCCTCCTCGCCGCCGCGTTGGCCGTCCTCGCCCTCTACGGCGCCTATCGCTGGCATGTGGCCGCCCAAGTCGAAAAGGCCCGCGCAGAAGACGCCGCAGAGGCCGCTCGCATGGATCAGGTCGCCGACGATGTAGCCGGCCAGATTGCCGCCACCGAAGCCGCCAGAATTGAACAGGAGAACGCAGATGCACGCGAAGCTGCTGCTCGTAGCGACGATCCCCTTGCTGATGGGCTTAGGAGCCTGCGGACAGGAAAGAGTGGCGCTCACAAAGCCACCGACTGACCTCCTGACCTGTGCCGACGAGCCTGTCGCGCCGGACCTTCCGGGGCGTGATGCCCAAGCCGCACGCGACCTGCTTGTCTTCAACTACATCCTCTCGCTGCGTCAGGCGTGGGGCGACTGTTCCGCCAAGGTGGCCGGGGTGGCTGCTTGGTCTGAGAAGGTATCGCAATGACCACAACCTTCACCTTCAATCGCGGCGAACCGATCCGTGTCGATCTGGTCGATGTCGACGGCGCCTATACCGGTGCTACCGTCACGATGAAGATCAAGGAGGCGGACGCGAACAAGCCGCCGCCGAAAAGTGCTGCCACCAAGGTCGTGCCTGTAGTGACATACGTAGCCGCCGATGGGGCTGAACCGGCGTACTGGAAGGCAGAGGTCGCAGGCTCGATCACGGCGGACTGGAAAGCTGGGGTCTATGTGATGGATGCCATGATCTCGGTTTCCGGCACTGTTACCGAAGTCACCGAATACGCCCTGATCCGGCTCTCGGAAACGGTGACGCCGTGACCGCTGCTGTCCTGATGTGGCGCCAGCAAGAGCGTCTCGGCGAACTGGCCTGGCGGGGTCCGGATCGCTCCGTGATGCTCATGGCGGCTCGGGGGCAGACCGGGGCTATAGCGGCGGTGTTTGGCGCGCCGTATCCGCTGACCGGCGAGGCAATTGCAGATGCAGGCGGCGCGCTGGAAACCGACCTCGCCAAGCGCGCGGAAAGCTACGTGCAGGCCAGCTCCCCTGAGACCGATGCGCCGGCACTGTGGTTCGACACTTCGAACCCGTCCTTCCTGACCATCAAGATCCAGCGAGGCTGA